TTTCTGGTGGTAGTATCGTTTTCGGTTCAACACCGGAAAACAATGGAGAGGTAGCAAAACGACTGCTAACCATTAGTGATCGAATGAATTTGTCTTTTTCGCTGATGGTGGTGTTGAGTCCAACTTCGCGTTCTTGGAATTGTTTTTTAAGATTTCCGCTCTGCTCTTCGTAGGTCAGTTTCATTTCTTTTTTTAGCTTTTCTACTTTTGCAGCTTCCGCTAAATCTTTATCCTTGTAATTTCCAACCGTTTCTATAGCGGTGGTGGCTTCAGCCTTCCACGCCTCTAGGTCGTCAATACCGTCAAGGATCGCAAGCTTCTGTTTATTTTTTTCGTTAGTTTCTCGCCTGCGTTTATTCTCGCTCCTAAGTTCAAGCACTTTGCTAGATAGTTGATTAGGATCGAAAGCCATTTCCATTGGTGCGCCGTCTTTCTCCTGCCCGTCTTTGTCTAAATAAAGAGGAGTCCCGTTCTTCAGAACCGGTTGCTCGTTCTCATCAAGTTTTAAAGTCCACATGTAAAAAAAACCTTTCTTTTCTTTTGCAAGAAAAACGCATATCATCTTCAGATGATAAGACTAACATACTTAACCTTTAGCATAGAATACTTGTCATGTCCATAACTTTTTTTAATTTATTTTTTATTTCTTCTCGATTATTTTGTTAAATGCACCCAGCTCTTTTCCCTCAACCCACTCCTTTTTAATTGGTTGCCAATTGTGCCTACAGTTATATCCCCCTCGATCTGTCATAGCCGGACCTGATTTCCCTGGCCAATTGTGTGTCCAGGATTCAATCTGTTTTTTAGTATAGATATTTCCTGCTCGGTGAGCACAGAAAGTCCTGGTTGTACGCATTACATTCCCGTGATAGAGAAATTCTTTCAAACCGATATCGGTGGCTTTCTTCATTGTTACCTGGTTTTGAAAATTCCTAACTGCATCCCTGGCGTGGGTTTTTGCATATCTCGTCATTGAGCGACCGAGTACGTCTTTGCGGCCCGAAAATATCCCCCGGATAGTGTTTCTCAATCTGCCGTGAGGTGCTCCGGTGATTACGGAATCATATAATGCACGACTGAATTTGTCCTGAGCGTCTACGGCATAGGAGGCGAAACGGGAAAGAGAAAGCTTCTTCAGCTCTGCTATCATAATCTTATCTGCCCCGGAAAATGTTATCGCCTCGCCTAATTCGGTATACATTCCCGCAACCCCGGTGGTAATTTTATCAAAATCCTTTACGACTGACCTATACGCCTTGTTATAAGTCTCTTCATATATTTTCAACGTCTCTTTATAAAGTTTTTGAGCTTGAAGGAGGTTAGTTTTTTTAGCAATAAGCCTCCCGCTTGTGGTCGTTTTCAAGTGGTTGACTTGACTTATTATTTGCTTTTGCAGCTTCTTAATTGAGGCTTCAAGGCGTTTCCTATGCAGCTTTTCAAGTCGTGCAAGACGTTTTCTTGTATCTGCCGCCGTTTTCATAAAGGGTTTACGGTCCATTTATTTTTCCTCTTCTTCTTCTTCTTCCTCTTCCTCTTCCCCGTCTTTATCAAATTCCTTTGGGATTTCAACCTCTGGCTCCGGCGTAGTCTCGATCTCAGTATCGATCTCGTTCATTAACTGCTCGTCTGCGTTTGGTAACATTTGACGGGCTACGTTCTTTTGAATCTCTTGTTTGAATTTCTCAGATAATATAACCGTTTTTGCTATCAGTGCATTGTCTAAATCCTGCGCAAGATTCTGGATATCATAATCCCTGGACCGCTCATAGCTCACCTCCTCAAAGAGATTTGGGCTTTGAATCCAGTCCAGCCAATATCCTATAATCTGCTTTTCTGCCTTTTCAAGATTTATTGCTTTTGCAACAATAGCAGCATTTAAAAGCTGAAATTCTGTTTTTAGAGCAACGCCGGATTTTGCTTGAGTACTTATTTCCGTGGCTGCCATTCCTCCGGCATTACTTGCCCGGTATATCTCCTCAACTTTTTTCGCAACCCAACCAAGAACAGCGTCAATCGGTTCTTTCACTTTCGCCTCTAACCAATCTGGTTTTGAATTTGGGAACTCAGGATCAAAACCTAAAACAGCGGTTGCACCCACAACGTCCGTCTTTTTACCCTCCTCCTCATAGGGTTTCCTCAACATTGGGAAAGCCCCATATGTGATAACCTCCTCCCCCTGGGATAGATTTCTGATAATAGAAAGATCCACATAGGCTATATCTGAAATATCAGAAACACCTAAAGGAAACTGGTAATGTTTGAAGTTTCTCAACCAAACGAAAGGAATTTCCCTTAATGGGTTCACCCCCTCCTCTATTTTTTCAACCCCCTCCCCGTCCTCCGTTTCGGCCCATACCTCCCAGAAATCCGGCCACCATAAACGATACTCCCCGTTGCTCCCTCTCAGTTTTAAATATGCCAGGAAGGGCCGGTTGAACTCGTCTCGATCATATCTCCAATCCAATATGGACGTAGGATGATAGGCCGAAATATAGGGGTATATGCCATTTTTAAGCTCGTCGGCTAGGTTCTCTGTCGCCTTTGCAGGTTTATCTACAAGGATCCCAACATGCCCGTAAACCCCTGCATATCTCTGTTGCTCTGTCATGTAAGAGGTGAAACTATCCCCAAATAAATTACAATCTGCTTGGAATTGAGACCACCTTAGATCATTAACTAATGCGTCCGGGTAAAAAGCCTTAGGCTCTTTCTTAAAAAGATAATAAGTGAAGAGGTTCACAACCGATCTTGAGTACCCAAAAGAATATAGTTCGTTGATTCTACGCGTATGGTTAGCTACTGATTCCCTCTCGTGTCTTTCTATCAATCCGAGGAGTTTAATCGCCCTAACCCCCTCGTACATGGCCATAAAAACCTGCCACTCGATTATATGCTCCGCATAAACAGAGTTGACGGAAGTTAAATCATCCTGCGTAAAAGACAACAAAGGTATGATACGCTTTTCGTTTATTAGTAAATCAGAACTTGCCATAATTTTCCCCTATTTCCAAAACTTTTGTCCGGTAGCTACGTACTTTTTCTTGACCGGATATTCCTTAAAAATATAGTAACCGAGCGCATCGCTCAAATGCGTGAGCTTAGGATTACCCTTCTTATCTATCTCCCCTGAGCCCCCTTTAACTACCGTCACGCCTTCAAAATCTATCAAGGTATGAGGGGCTCTAACCGGATCAAGCATGAGGCGTTTAGTCCCGTCAACGGACATGCACCTTGAATTAACGCTATTAACCCTAGCGCGTTCGGGAGGATTGCGACTACTGATACGGAAATGGACCTGCTCTCGACTAAAATGAGACCACATAACCTCTTTAACCAATTGCCAATCGCTACCTTTTATTTTCGAAGATCCCCTTGCAGCACCAGATGCATCCCCGTAAACGAAAATACCCCCTTTATGCTCTGCCCAATCATTACATAATTTGCGTGTAACAATAACAGTGTTAGAGTTTCGTGGGACGTGGACCTCCCCAATAATGCCCGTCCCAACTTGACCATTTGGTAAAGATTGCTCCTGACAAACAACCGCGACTCCCGGTTCAACATTAAAGTCAAAACAAAATATCAGCGGGTAATTAGGCCGGTACTCAAGTTTAGCACAATGCGTTTCCTCGATAAAATTATAGTAAGCCCTGCCTGTAAAATTTATGAACGAGTTAAAATTATCAATCTCATTTGCTAAAACATAGCTATGATCAGAACTATCAACAGTTAAATTCCAACATTCAGCTTCAGGCTTTTCCTTTTTTGCTATTATTTTTAGAGACAATGACCCTTCATTATACTTATCTTTTACCCAATCTTTGAATTTAGGGAATCTGCTTGAAGCCCTCTTGGCCTTGCTATGCCCTAACTGATAAGCTGAATGCATTTTTAAACCAACAATATCCCCTATTTCTTTCCATTTTTTACCCTGTGCCCTTAATCCTGCGATAACCCTTTTCTCACAATCAACACACGATAAATAATGAGTCCAGAGCCAAGCCTTTTCAGCTTTATCGTAATTGTATAAAAACCCAACATCCCTCAGAAAAGCTCTATCAACGTATAATCGCGTCATAGAGGAGGAGTAAGTCACCGTTGCATGATAACCCTGATCTTTAAGTATTTGCGCCGCTTCTTCAACCAGTCGTTTATTTACCATTGCCAAAATAACCGGCTTAGGGTTTTTGCCACTCTTTGCCGGTACTGGCGTGGAGCTATCTGCTCCAAATATACCTGCAAGAAAAGCCCTCTTGACATTCCAAGAGCTCTCCTTAATCCATTCGGGGATTCCAATATCCTGTAATGATCTTCTCCCAACAGGGCAACCCTTCTCCACAAGATAAGACGCTATTGGGTTGCCTAAAGATATTTGATACCCATTATTCTTATAACCCCCTTCACCCCTACATTCAGGCCACACCTTGAATAGATCTTTCTTAAATATTTCTAAATCTTCTTTTTTATGTAGATACCAAGAACATGCGAGCTTGCCACTCGGCCTTCGTGAAACGCTACCATCCCCCAAAGTGAAACCCAGAATCCCTGCTAAAACCTCTTTTTTAGATTGAGGTTCCCATTGATTATAAACAAAATCAAGGTTTTTGCATTCAACTAAAGGCGTTTTCTCACCCTTCACCCTCATTTTATGATACTTGCTGGCAGTAAAAACTAAACCACTTTCAATCTCAACACTTAACAGCCCTTTAACACCAGTTTTCTCAACTTTTAATACTTCTGTGGGTTGTACCTTTCCCTTTTGAAAAGTTGTAACTATGTCTCCGGGTTTAACCTCTGAAATGGGTTTAATATCTCCGCACCAAAATGATATCAGGGTGCTTGGTAAATGACATCCCTCATACTCTTGCTTAAAAGTCAATTCATCCATTTCACGTTTAGCGGCTTCGATTTCTGATGGGAGTAGAATATCAGAACTGAGCCAATGGAATAGTGCCCAGTCGGGATTGCCCCTCATCTGCTCAGCTTTTGCCATTTTAGATAGTTCGTAATAATGATTTCTGCCTTCAGGGACTCCAATAAAATCACAACCCCCCTGCCGATCTGATAACGCTGGGCGGACGTGTTCCCCCCAAGTTTGCTCCTTCATGTTTCCATACTCATCGAGTACAAAATGATCCCAGGGGGAACCCTCAACCCGCTCGGGCTTATCCATACCGAGAACGTGGATCTCGGCACCATTGAGAAGTGAAACGATAAGTTGGGATTCATTTGGTGGGCAAAATAAAAACTTCTTTGGGATCATGCGCTTAATGTCGTTCCAATATATTCGTTTTGCTTGATCCCTCGTTGGGGCTCCAATCCCAAAACGGGGATCGTTGTAAGGTCGAAAAAAAGGAGTGTTTCTCTCGTGAGACATAAGTGCGCGCATTACCATTTTACGTTTACCGATTATCTCAGATTTTCCCGATCTTCTCCCGGAAGGCAGAACCGAATATCTGCCCATATACGTCCAGGCAGCCCATTGAGTTTTATGCTCTCTCAGGGGTTCCCATCGATCTGTCAACATCTTCACATCAGTTAAACGCGCCATTGTCTTTTACCTCTGCAAGCAATTTGGCAGTACCTGGCTCTGGGATCATACCCCCCGCTGTTTGGGTAAACTCCCGCATAGATCTAGCCATAGATTCTTTATATTCCGGACCTCTAATCATTACCTGAAGTTCGGCCTTAGCCCTAATCAATCTTATTAAGTCACTCGTAAGCAGGTGAATTTCATGGGAGAAATCCCTGGCTTTCCTCACCACTTTTTTCTTATTTATCCCAAACCTCTCACCCTCGGCATTTATTCCCGTCCCTACATCTCTTTCGATTTGGAAAGGTGCCATATCTTTTTCCTGGCTTGTTTGAATCTGACCGAGAACTTTCGTCTGGACGGCGTCCTCCTCAATCCCCTCTTCCCAAACCTGCTGGGCTAAATACGCCCTCCTTAATTTGAGTTTGGTCATAACGATCTCTTCGGTAAGAGAATCGATATCACCTTTAACCCTGGTATAGATTTCTTCTTCTCCCTCCAAGAGCGCATCACAATAAATCCCGTGTTTGTAATTAGGTCTATCGGGGCGATCTGG